GGCTGTTTGTTTTAAAAATTTACTAAACGTAACATTGTCGCATCCTTCCATTCCGGGTATGCCAACTGCAAGCCTATCAGTTAAGGCTATTTCATTTTTTAATGGTTGATTGAAAAGTTCTTTATTTGGCATCAGTTAGCAGTTTTACGGATTCCATAAATTCGTGGCGTAAATGGCTTCTTGTATTCACTACAAGCCCATTTTGTAAATGTTTCACTTTTTGAGTTAAGGTATTCTTTGATTATTTCAAATTCGCTTAATGCTATTTTTCTACTTCCTTCCTGTAACCTTCTTATCTCTCCCTCAGTAGCTGGTTCACTTTGTTCTGTCTTTTTCTTTACTATTCCAGAAAATGTGTCCGTCAAATAAACCTCTCCTATGTATTTAGAGTGTATAAGATATGCCAAAACATATCTCAATCCTCTATGTGATACTGTATTCCCATTGTAATCAAAACTATCACCATTTAACAACTTAGCATTATCGGTTGTAGTTGGATTTGCCTGTAAATCTTGAAGCAAGGCAATGCCAATTAAATCCCTAAACTCGCAATTTTCAACCTCACTAAGTAACTGGTCAAACTTATTTTTATTGTTTTGCGAAATTGGTTTATAAGCCTGTTGCTGTTGGAATGTTAGAAGCATATAGTTCAAGTTCTTTAATGTCCCAATTTTGATTATTTGCTAATATTTCATTGTCAAAGTTACTGAATATTTCTTTGAAAAATTCAGATATTTCACTCCGAAAATCTTTTGTTATCGCATTGTAAAATTTGACAGCTTGGTTAATAGCCTCACCTGATGTTGTACCTAATTTGCTTTCTTCATAATCAACTAATAAAGCTGGCAAAGCCCAATAAGCTATACGTATATTATTACGTAGCGACTTTTCCCAATTCTCAAAAAGTTTGTCATTGATAGTGCTCTTTAGGGTATCCAAAGCAAAAGCCCCTGTTTTCTTTATTTCGCCATTTTCATCAACTTCATCTTCTAAGGTTAAAACTGGGTCTCCGTCAACACCAAGAGCTTTTTTAATGTTTGAAATAAATTCTTCTCTTTCTTTTTCGGTTGACGGAGGTTGCACCCGCAAAATAGTTTTATCTAAAAACCCATTTCTAAGCTGGTTGTTTTTAAACAAACTAATTTGTGCTTCAGAATCACAATCCATATAAACCGTATCTATAGGAGAAAGTGGATAAAGATATTGATTGTCAAAAAACAGATAATTAACTCGCCCGGTAAAAGTTTCAAAACCTCCACAAGCTTGTATGTTTGAAGCAAATGCTTCTTTCGATTTGTTCCAAATAGGGTAAGAATTTATCTTTTCTTTTTCAAATTTTTTAACGCTGTCTTTTTCCCAATTGTCATATACAGCTACTTTGGCGCAATATCCAGTATCATCTTTTTTTGTAAAACGACAATATTTAAAAGGAATGTGTTTTACTTCTTTTACTACCATATCAATAGTTTCGGCTATATGTACATAAGTGCCATTATGACGTGATAAGTTATTAGCGCAAAGCCTTAATAATTGCAATACGGTTACATCTTTACCTTTGATGTCTTTGCCTATTACTTGGTTATTAATTAATGGATTTTCAAACCCTTTACCAACTAAAAATTTAGCAAAAATATTGGCTATTGCAGTTGCCGAAATTGACTCATTAAATATCCGTTCAATTATTTGCGGGTAATCGTTATTGTCGCCAAACTCCATAATACCATTAGTATTACCGACTTTGATGTTTTTGTTAAGCTTTATTGTGGCTCGCTTATCGAGTTCGTTAATTAATAGCCTCATTTTTGCTTTTGTTTACGTCCTCTTTTTTTAACGCTTACTTCTTGTTTTTGTTCAATTTTGGGTTCTGGAAGTTGTTCGATTGCAACTTCAATCTTTAATCCGTCTGGTAATTTTTTAAAATGACTTTCTCTTAAAAACCCTTGTTTAATAGAATTAATAGCCTGTTCATCGGTTATTGTTTGCGAATCATAGAAAGCTCCGCGAATGTATCGTAATCCTTCCCAATTCGGAATTAATGTTCTTTTTTTTGCTTCCATAATTAATTTTAATCGTTCATCACCTTCTTTGAGTAGTTGATTATAATAACCACGCATACAAGTTACGCAATTAGAAGGAGCAGAATTGTTTAAATACAAAAAAGAATACAATGATAAAAAGTCCATGACTTTTTCTGAAGCTATTAGAGCCTCAAATGTCATGGACTTTACTATATTTAATTTTTCAATCATTATGAACCTGTTGTACCAAGCGCATCGAAAATAAGTTTAGTAGCTGCATAGCTTGTATTGTATAATACATAAGCTGAATACTCTTCTTCTTGTCCGGCCATTGAAGCTAAACGAATAGTTCTTGCTCCGTTGTTTGCGGTCAAATCCTGAGTATCTTCAGTTTTGTAAAGTCCATGTTTTGCACCATAAACCCTGAAAACACCTTCACCAGTTGAATTTTTGTCTTTTAATTCTACAACGACACAAACATCGTCCATCTTGTCCAAGTTGGTAATATCTTCAGCAAGAATTTCAAAACCTTCAAAAGTAAAATAATGTGAAAATTTATCAGGTCTGTTTTCTGCTGTTACAAGTGTATGCCCTGCATTTAACAGCTTCCTAATACCTGTAAGTTTTACACACTTTTTACCTACAGCATTTTCAAGTGCTGTAATAGTATTTTCTTTATTAGCAGTTGAAGACCAAGTATATTCAAGGTCTGTACGTTGCCCGATGTAGGCAACTACTTCCAACCCGCCACCTCTTGAGGTAGCGCAAGTTGAAGTAATATCCTTTGTTAAACCACCTGTACAGCTCATTATTCTACTTTTAAAAGTCCAATGACTTGTTTAATTACAGTATGTTGAGTGCTATCAACCCCTTTTACCCTCAATTGTACGTAAGGTGCAAATACAGTTGATTTTGTTGAAAGTCCAGTTATACCACCTGTAATAGTTGTAGCACTATCTACATATTGCCAATTTACATAATCGAAACTTTGATAAATATAAATGCGTGCTTTAGGTTTTCCGGTAATAGTATCAAGTAAAACCTGAAATTGAGCGGTGTTAAAAAGAGTAGGGGAATAGTAGTTATAAGTTTTAGTAGTGTTCTTATTAACGGTATCACCTAAAGCGTGTGAGCCATTGTAAGTATAAGCTGTTGTAGTTGTTACCTTTTTTATGCTCGATGATTGAGCTGAAAGAAATCCAACTGCGAAAAAAGCCAAAATGATAATTAAAATATTTTTCATCTTTTTAAAATTTAAAATTAATAATACAGGGTATTTCTACCCTGTTTTTTAAAATGCGTAAGCTAACTCAGATTCAACCAAAACTTTACAGTCAATTTTGTAAGCAAAATCAATGTAATGTGATTTTGTTACTTTGTCATAAAATGAATCTAAAGCACTTAGGCTTTCTGAATCACTAGTACCTATTGGAATATTATTAATATCAGCTAACAATGCTCTGTGAGGTAAATAGTAAGTAGTACCATTGTCAAAGTATGTTTTGATGATTCTATCCCAATCGTATCTGATAACAATAGGAATTCCTCTATATTGCCACTTTGTAGCACCTTGTTCAGTTCTGTCTAATGAGAAAACAAGTGATTTATCTTCGAGCAAGTCCTGCCAGTTATCAAAATATGATTTTGTAATTTGGAAAGTTAAATTTCCACTTTCAAAAGCTTCTGGACTTATTCCATTGTATAATGCTCTAAACATATCAAGAGCTGCAGTAGAACTTAAAGCTAATTGAGCTGTTTTTGTAGCTTCACTATTTTTTGATTCAATGTAACGAAATCCCTTATTTGCAGGAGCTAAAGCTGCATCAGCTTCCAATTGTGCCCACATACCATTTAACATATTAAAATATGTTTTGGGTGTCCCAGCAGTTAAGGTTTCATCACCTGTTGCATCTCCAACTGGAGAAAGAGTGGTTTTTGAAAATTCAGCAATGCGAATCTGAGAATTTTTAATGGCTTCCATAACCATATCTTCAGTAAATGCTTTTGCTTCATTTTCAATTTCTTCCCATGTGTTGGCAGCAATACGGGATTTTTTCCAAAATTTCAGTTTGTCAGGTAAATTGGCTTGACAATGAGTCAAACGGTCTGAAATTAATTTTGGAGTCCATGTTTTTTGACTTGTTGGGATAGTTCCAGTATTTGAATTTACACCACAAGAACCTGGGTCAACTTTACCCACTAATCCAAGCTTACCAAAAATAGGGATATATTTATCCATTTCAACCCCTGTCTGAACTCCGTGAATGCGTTCAAGTTCAGGTCTGAAAAACGCATGTTCAAAAACAACTTCGGCAGAACTTCTTGCTTCTTCGTTATTTAAAGTTAGTGCCGAAAAATCTATTACACTTGCCATGATTTTAATTTTTTAAATAAATAATTTTTTTCTTTTTTCTCCATTATTAGGAGTATTTGGCGACATACTCATAGGCTTGTAAGCTTTTTTAAGTTCTGTCACCTGTTGAGCCAATGCATTTACATTTACTTGTAATTCTTTAGCACTTGTCTCAAGTTGAGTGTTTGAAGCTTTCATTTGTTCTAACTCTGCTTTCAGGCGTTCATTTTCTGCTTTCAAAGCTTCCATGTCACCCCCAGCTGGCATTATTTCCATCAAACTTCCATTTTCAAAAACTAAAGTCGAACCATCAGGCATAGCATACTTTCCGTTGGCAGGTGCACCACCTACTGTAGCACTAACTCCAACTTGTATCTGTGATGGGTCTGTAATTTCAGCACCAAAATCTAATTCAGTACCGTTAACATCGGAAACAACTAATGACTTTGCTTTTGGCAAAA